TATTAATAACCAACAGATATTAAATGAAATCAGCAATTCAGGCAGCGGTAAAAAGTGCTTATTTACAGTACGGTTTAAAGCCAGAGAACATCGAAAAAATAGTAACTGCAATTGAATCCAGGCTCTCCGCCGCAGGTACTATCGAACCAGAGAATTTACAAACAACAATCAATGAAGCAGTTGAGCTTTTTAGGCCAGCTTTGGCATTGATTCAATCGGAGGTAGATTCAAGGTCAAAAAAAACACCAGAACCACCCACACCACCAGCTCCCCCAACTCCTCCGGCAGACAGTGAAACCACTGCCCTATTGAAAACATTGATGGAGAAAATCACAGGACTGGAAAGTAAAGATGCAGAGCAACGCAAAACTGCAACCAAGCAGGAGATTGTATCAAAAGCCATCGAACTTGCCAAAAAACAAGGGGCTACGAATGACGTTCTTTTGCAAAAAGCAGTTAAACTGACAACCTTCTCGGATGATATGACAGCCGAACAGCTATCAGGACTGGCAGTTGCCGAATACAACGAATTGCAATCATCTATTTCCAAAGATGGCGCAGTTCCGATTATTCCTGCCCTTGGCGACAAGGCAACCGTGGAGGCAGCACAAAAGAAAGGTGTGGAAATGGCAGACAAGTTTTTAGGAGTAAAGCCGAAGCCAGTGTAATATCTGGACGAACGCAGTAAGCCGAAACCGTAATTAGTAATTTTTAATTAAAAATTCAAAACATGAGTAACACTTTTGGAAGACGAACCGAGACATTTGAGTCCGGTGTTCCTGTTTGGAGGGGTGTACCTAAACGTGTGGTAGGGGTAGGCAAACTGCTCAATACTCTCGTCGAAGGTGAGAACTATCCCGCTGGATCTCCATGCTCTTTAGAGGCTGCAAATGGAGTCAAAATACTTCCTATCTGGAAGGTGAAAGCCACAGAGGTAACTGGTGGCACTAACACCCAAATCACAGTCTATCGTGCCGATGGTCTTTTTGAGATCAAAGCAGGCATGATGGTTATGGTAATGCCTGCAACTGTCGCAGGTACTGGTAAGGCTATCGAGGTAACTACCCTTACCAATACGGTAGCTGGGGAATCTACATTTACTGTTGTGACTGCCAATATTGATGCAGTGACGGTCGGCACATTTCTTGCACTTTCCGCATCAACCACCGCAGGATCATCCAAGGCACTTTATTGCCAGCCAACCCACCTGACCTACAGTCAGATTCTGATTGGCGAAGGTGATACTATTGCAACTGCATCTCCAGTATGGAGTGGGTATGTTTTTGAAAAACGCATCCCTTTCCTTCCTGCTGTCGTAAAAGCCAATATCAGGCTGAATACAGAAATTTATTTCGATAACGTAATTTAACCAGAGCCATGAACAACAATTTTAAGAGCTATTATGACTTGGTTAATGGAGCATTAGCCCAGTACGGTTTCGACTCAATGCAGACATTTATTGATTCTGCATTTTCTACCCGTTACGACAATATCGCATGGAAATCCACATTTGACTGGGGTATTCCAAAGGTAGGATTCACTTACACTCAGTTGCAGGGAACTTCCCTCGTTGCCCCTAAAGCAACCGTGATCGAGTATGACGCTGACAAGCCATTACGTGCACCCTCCAGTTTCTCTTTGTCAACTGGCAAGATGCCCCGCATGGGTCACGCTATCCAGTTTAACGAAGAAAGTTTCGTACAGCAAGCTCAGCTTGTAACCAACTACTCAGGTGTAGTCCCTCGCTGGGAAGACCTATTCCGTATAATCACTGTTGATACTGCGAAGTTGCTTCAAGGTATGCACAACCAGTTGAATTATATGGCCTTCCAGATTGAATCCACCGGCCACTTCATCACCAACTCATCAAACAACCCTGACGGTATTCATGGATTAGATTTTGACTTCAATATTCCTGTACTGAACAAGAAGAAGCCTGTAAAGGTTTGGTCTGATTCTTCTGCTGATGTTGTAGCTGATTTACAGGCGTTGATCACCTACGCAGATGCTAATTTTATTCCTTATGGCGTTCTTCGTATGAACAAGACCACATGGAACGTCCTTCGCCTGCACCCAACCGTAAGGGCTAATGCCGCTATTCAGGTTACTGGTGGTGGAATCGCTGCTGCAAACTTGGCTACCTATGCCATCACGGACACCCAAATCAGGATGTACCTTGAAGGACTTGGACTTCCTCCTATCGAGGTTGTGGACGAGATGGTTTCTGTTGAGACATTTGATGTCCTGACCAGAAAAATGGTAAACACCACCATGAAGGCATTTGCTGACAACACTGTCGTCTTGCGTCCTGCTGGTATTATTGGTTCTGTAGAAAGCGCACTTCCTGTTGCATTCAACAACCCAGCCGAGCCTATCTATACCTATGAAGATGGTAGGATTACTATTCTTCAGACCGTATCGGCCAAGCATAAAGTAATGGAGTTTATTGCTGAATTTACTGGTATTCCGGTTATCAACAATCCGAACTACATTATCACCCTGGACATCGCAACTGCCGCTTAACGCTATAAGGTATGAATGTAACGGTTACAACAACGGGTGATGGATTAGTTACCGGAGGAGGTACACACAGTATGGGAGATGTGGTGACGCTAACAGCAACACCATCTTCATTCTCGCACTTCCTACTTGACTCAGAAGTCATTCTGGATAACCCTTATATTTTTACTGCACCAGACACAGACGTCTCAATTTCTGCTGTTTTCATCGTTACGATTGAATCGTATCTAAGGGCTAGTGTCGGATTTGAAATCTCCGATGCTGCCCTGATGAAAATCAGAGTTGACAGGTCTATTACTCTCGGAACAGATACCACCACCATGTCCACTACGGTAAAAGAACTTGCTTTTGCCGACTGCTTAATGTACGGGGTAAATGCCCCCTCGCAAGTACAAGGCGCAAAAGACAGCGACAATGGATGGTCACATCAGGCTGGAAGTGCTACACTGTCAATAACAGATAAGCGTCTCATGAGAGCGCAGGCCAATGCGATCTATAAAAAATGGGGCGAGTCTATTATGCGGACGGTTGAATGGCTTTCATTGGGCGGGAAAAAGGTAAATACAGATGCAAGGTACTAATCCCGAATACCCACACTGGGTAAAAGTCACAAGGATTGTTGTGAACACAGAAGTAAATCCTCCGACATCCACAACTCAGACCATCCACGAAGGGGAGTGTAGAAATTACCCAGCCCCAAGCGGAAGCACAGGAATGTCGGAAGGGATAATCGTTTCTGATTTTACAATATCTCTGCCGTTTAACGAAGTCAGGTTTAACACAGGGGATTCAACAGAGGTTACAGATAGGTCAAGGACATTTACCGGAACGATTGTGAATAGTTACAATGGCAACTTGGGGTGCAAAATTTGGCACAACAAAGTAAACAATTAATAGATATGTGGACAGCTCTTGAACAATATGGATTTCTCAAAGCGTATCTGGATTTTAATTCAGAAAAACTGAAGATGGCTGCGTTTTTTGGAATCTTATTTAACCTAATAATCATGCTTACCGGAATGTTTAATTACTGGGCGAATGAAATTCTGGGGATAAGCCCTGCTGTTGCAATAATGATTTTCATTATTATGTTCTTTGACTTGATTACGGGAGTTTCTGCATCCGTCAATGATGGGACTGAGATAACCTCAAAAAAAGGAACCAGATGGATATTCAAATTCGGAAGTTACGCTACGTTTTTATACGTGATTGATTGTTTGATTCATGAAACTGCCGTATATAGTTTCGCTTGGCTCGTATATCCGATGACTGTAATCAAATTATTTGTTGTCTTTACGATATGCTTTATGGAATTAAAGTCGATAGACGAGAATTTTGAACGAATGGGGGTATCTCTTAGGATATTCAAATTTCTTGACCCTATCTACAATATATTCAAAAAGGTAATCAAGAAGAATGCGGATGTTGATATTGATGAGGATGTGAAGTTATGACAAACGATCAAGTTCTGGATGCGGGGATGGCGAAAGTCAGGGAAATTGCGGATGCTGCGATTGTGGTATCGCTGAGCGAACTTGCAGAGAAAAGTATCAATCGACAATTGAGGTTTGCTGCTTTCGGTGGACACGATGAAGGAACATACGAAAACGATACATTTAACCTGCATGATTCTTATGGGTATGCAATTTACCGAAACGGAGCAATCAGGAAAAAATGGATGAACGACTCAAAGGCAACAGAAGCGGATTCCGGTGGAACAAAAGGATCAACTTTGGGTTCTACTTTTCTTGACAATTTCTCATCTACCGGATCGTGGCAATTAGTTGTAGTCGCAGGAGAATTTTACGCTGATGAATTACAGAATACTTACAAATTTGATGTACTTCTTAGGGCATATCAAGACACGCAAGAAGACTTTTTAAAAGATTTTAAACGCATAATGAATTAGTAATGGTAGTGAATGCAAACTATAACATAAACAGAATTGAGGGTGCGTTATGGCAGGCAATGAAAACAGCCAATATATGCCCAGTGGTTGAGCCGGGGAGAAGGCCGACATCAGGCACGAATACTAATGCCTTTATTGTAGTAAGATCAGCCACAGAAGTTATTGATAAAACTGCATTTGGTAAAAATATTGGCGTAATAAACATATACACAAAAAGTCTCGGAACAACGGGGGTTAAAGATTCTGCATCAGCAATAGCTATTGCAGATAAAATAACCGCAATACTTCCAATCGTTACTTCAAAATACACCTTTACATACCTATCGAACATTTCTTTAGGTCTTGATAATACGGGCTATGACGTTGAAGCCTACAATTTAAACGTCCTGATTAAATAGTCGTAAACAATTTAATAACAACAAAATGGCAACAACGTACACAACACAAAGTTCGATTATCGCAGTTGGGACTGGAAAAATCTGGACTTCCACGAAAAGCGCAACCCCACTGGCCTCATCATGGACTGAGACCTTTCAAACACTGAAGGATTCTCTGAAGATCGACCAGGCAGCAGGTACTGCTATTGAGGTATTTGTAGACCAGAATGAACTTCCGGTTTATTCTATAACCAAAGCAGGCAAGGTTACTTTAACCTTCCAGATCCCGAATACTTCAACAGCGATGCTGAATCTATTCTTTAATGCTGTATCCGAGACTCCGAATACAACAACCCCTCTTTCTGTTACAGGAACGAATGGTGCTGCTCCTTACGAGGCTGTAGGCTTGAAAATGAGTTTGAAAGACCCGAACATTATGTTCCGCGTGGAATTGGCTGAAGGAAATCAAATGTGGATTTTCTACAACCTGAACATTTCTCGTAGGCTTGTGGCCGGCACGCTTTCTACATCTCCAGTTGTAATTGAGGTCACTGCCGATATTACAGCGAATCCTGATCCAGCGAAATCAGACGTAATCATTCTGAACAAGGTGAATACCATCCCATAACGGGTACGGCATACGTATAACTTCTTCTTTTTCTCCTTTCTTCTCTCCGAGGGTGGCTGCAATAGTGCTGCCACCCTTTTTCTTTAAAAAAAATAGCACAGATGAAGCAACCGAAAACAGCAGCACAACAACAACTACAAAGTATTGATACGGGTGGAAAAACAGTCGTAGATATACCACGATCAAAGGACAAAGTTAGCGTAGGATGGCTAAAACCCTACACTACACACCGATTCTCAAAAGAATATTTAAAAGCAGAGATCCCATCTGACACTACCGACAAACAGCAATTGATGCTTATTTTAGGGAAGCCAAATTTGGCGTACAAACTCGCATCTTACCTAATCCTTAATAATTTTTGGAGCATCAAATTTTTCCATTGGATTTACTGGAGATGGTTGGCTTTCGTGAAGCAGTACGACGATGACCAGTTGGCTGGAATCATTATAGAAGGTAAAAAAAAAATGACTGTGGAATCACGCTTCTTGATTATGGGATTCTCGGCTCTGATTCTGGAGACGATGATGAACCAGACGAAGAAGGAAGCCGAGCAGTGGCGAGCAGAACTTATGTCGGCCTTCGATCAGCCTTCGGAAAAGAGTACCCCTGGACTTTAGAGCCATTGCGCTTATTCTGGGGGTTGGTAGTGATTGAGGAATATGTCTACCGATGCGTTCTGAGCAATGCGAAGATTTCACTTATGATCAGCGATCTGCCGCACATTGACTACAAGAAAGCAAAGAAGAAGGGTTACAACCAGAAGGATTACGATCAATGTGTAGCATATAACGCAGAGTTGGAGCGTCGTTACATGGAAGGAAAGAAAGGGGAGCAGATTGATTTAACAAAATTAATACAGAGCGCATAATCTGTAAAAACATACTGAAACATGGGACAATCACTCGGAGACCTGCATTTTACGTTAGGGATAGATGATAAGACGCTGGATGCCCAACTGGCATCTGCTAAGAAGAAGATACAGGAGGCTATCAGTGGGGGTGGTAAATTTGGCACGGGCATAAGCTCCCAAACATTAAAGTCTGCATCAGATTATGTAGATGAAATGGTAAAGGTTCAGAACTCCCTAAAAGGGATGTCTACCTATTACAGAGATTTAGAAAGACAATCCAATACCGCTCTTGCTGC